AGGTAACGGGCAAACCAACGGCAACGGTCCAGCGGGCGGCGGCGGCTATCCTTCAGGCGTGGGTGGGAACGGCACAGGCTTTGATGGCGGGAATGCCACAGGCTCACATCCGAACGTATCATCAGGCGGCGGAGCTGGAGCCAGCGCGAACGGCGGCAACGGTGTCAACTCCACAACAGGCGGTGCGGGCGGCGCTGGTGTGACCAGCAGCATATCCGGCGCTTCGGTTGGATATGGCGGCGGTGGCGGCGGAGGATTACAGCAAAACGGAACTGGCGGCGCGGCCACACATGGCGGCGGAAACGGAGGGCAAAACGGCCAAACCGGCTTTGCGGCAACAGCCAACACAGGCGGCGGAGGCGGCGGCGGCGGTAATAACTTCGGCGGCGGCAATGGCGCGGACGGTATTGTTATTTTGCGCTATACCCTAGCGGCCTTTGGAACAATCGCTGTTACTGAAGATAATGACACGATGGCGAGTGCCGGCGCGGAAACCATAACCGGAACAATTGCCGTTACCGAGGCCAATGATACCAGCGCTGCGAGTGGCCTAGAGACAATCACAGGCACAATCATCCAGACCGAAGTAGACGATACCAGCGCAGCTTCGGGAAATGTCGTAAATCCTATAACAGGAACGATTGCTGTTACTGAAGCAAACGACACAATGTCCGCAAGCGGCACTGAATTATTTACAGGAACATCATCATGGACCGAAGCGAATGACACTATGAGCGCTTCAGGGCTTCTTACATTTACAGGCACAAGCGCATGGACCGAATTAGCCGATACTATGGCAGGCGCAGGATTGGAGGTTGTAACAGGCACAGCATCTTGGACAGAGTTTAATGATACAATGGTTGCCAGTGGCCTGCTTTCCTTCGCCGGCACTTCTTCATGGACTGAAAGCAACGATACTATGTCTGCCAGCGGCACAACCGGCAATGCATCCGGCACGGCTTCATGGCAAGAGGATGATGATACGATGGTTGCGAGCGGCTTGAATGTCATGAATATTAGCGGAACTATGAATGTTACAGAAAATGATGATATAATGAGCGCGTCAGGTACGGCTGATGATCCTGTAATTGGCGGCTCTGGCGGCGAATATATTATTATTCATAGAAGGCGCAGAAGAATATGAGTGTTTTAGAGCTTCCAGAAATGTTGACATTGCCGCCCAAGCTTTTGCCGCTTCTTACGCAATTTAACAATCATGATTATTTCTTGGCGGAAGGTGGGCGCGGTTCGGGTAAGTCTCAAACCATCGGGCGCATTCTTTTATACATCGGTGAGCAGAGAAAATTGCGGATTGTCTGCGGGCGCGAGATCCAAGCCAACATTGAGGAGAGCGTTTACACTCTGCTTAAGGATTTAATCGCAGAGCATGATCTGGCCTATACGGTCTTTGCGCATAAGATTGTTCACAAGTGGAGCGGCACGGAATTTAAATTCAAGGGCTTTCGTGAACAAGGCTCGGTGAGCGTTAAAGGATTAGAGGGTGTTGATATTCTATGGATTGATGAGGCGCAGAGCATTACAAAGACCACGCTTGATATTATCCTTCCGACAATCCGTAAACAGCGCTCTAAAATATTCTTCTCCATGAACCGCTTTATGCGTGATGATGCTGTGTGGACCTCTATGGAAGGCAATGCTAGATGCCTGCACATTCAAATCAATTACTTCGATAACCCGCATTGTCCTTTAAGCCTGAAGATCCAAGCAGAGGAAATGCGCAATAAATCAATGCGTGATTATAATCATATCTGGTTGGGCCAGCCCTTGGCTAAGGCAGATGATTACCTTTTCAATACAGATAAACTTTATGCCGCCTTCAATATCAAGCCATTTGGCGATATCTTCAAGCGTCAGCGCGTTTTAGCTATCGACTTTGCAGCGCAAGGTAATGATCAGTGCGTTGCCACTGTGCTTGATCGCCTGTCCAATCAGCATTGGAAACCAACGGAGCGTATTCCGTGGGATGAGGCCGATAGTATGGTGAGCATCGGCAAGATTGTCGGCATGGTCGGCACATTCAAGCCGGATCTTGTTATCATTGATATTGGCGGCATGGGGAAGGTTGTTTATGACCGGCTTAACGAGATCGGTATTAAAAACCTCTTTGCCTTTGATGGCGGCGCAACGGATGGTGTGCAGACAGATCATTACGGTAATAAGCGGGCTGCGGCATATTATCTGGCCTATGATTGGTTTGATTGCGGGTTTCTATGCCTTGATGAGAAGGATAAGGAATATGTCAAGCAAGCAGAGAAGATCAAATTCAAATACCGCTCGAACGGTGTGCGCATGATCCAATCCAAAGTGGATATGAAAAAGGAATTGAAATACTCGCCGGATGATCTGGATAGTTTGATTATGGCTATTTGGGCCGCTACTCATTTGCTCGGGATTGCGGCCAATAATAACGCGCAATCGGCTGGCACTGTGAAGCGCATTAGCGGCTCAAAGCGCTCAGGCGGTACTCGGCGTAGGTAGGTTTGGACAATTAAATGTTTTGTGTTAGTATTTCGTAAATCTAAGGGGGAAATTCATGAAGATTGCAAAAGGATTATTGAGCGTTGTAGGGCTTGGCGGCGGTGCGCCGAAGGCTGCGGCTGCGCCTGTACAGGCCACGGCTGCGGTTGCGGACGTTAAAGGGGATGCGGAGAGCGCGGCTAAGAAGGCAAGGGCCACGCTGTATGAGACTGCCGGCGGCGCGTCAGGCCAAGAGCTTACATCTTCACAGGTTAAAAAGCGCGATACGCTCTTTGGGAATTAGATGAAAACCGAACAGCAAAATATTCAAGACCTCTGGTCTGCGGTTAAGGCCACGGGCGAGAAATACAAGCCGCTTTGGGATGATATCTCAAAATATACCGGCATATCGGTTATTCCTGATTATGCATGGAAGAACCCAGATCCTAATGCCGGCAAAGCGCTTGATGAATTTGTCGATGATCCGACAAGCTCTATTTGCGTTAATCAGGCCGGCGATTATCTGATTGGCATTATGTGGGGTACAGGCCAAAGGGTCTTTGATATTGTGCCTTCCCGCTATGTTCTGGAAGTGGCTAATCAGGCTGAAGTGGATGAGTGGTACGATTTCGCAACCGAACAAACGCTTTATCATATGAACCATCCGCAAGCCGGATTTCATACAGCGCTTCGCCCTTATGCCTATGATCAATTTTCCTTTGGAAGCTCCGGCATTGGATGTTTCCCGAATTCCGAATTCTTAAACCGCACGGCGGACAATGCTTTGATCTATCGCAATTACGGTATTGATAATACGCGCATTGATGAAGGCCGAAACGGCACTCCCGAGATTGTCTTTGCAACATATAATTGGACGGTCAACCGGATCATCGGTGATTTTTGCATGACCGGCGGTGTATTCGATCAGGAACAATTCAAAAAATTGCCCCAGCAAATCCAGAGCGCTTATACAGGGCGTGATTACAATACAAAATTCAATATTGTTTGCGGTGTGTTTCCGAATTCGGAATTTGATCCAAAGCTTAAGGGCAAGCGCGGCGCACGTTATCGCGGTGTCTGGTTCCTTGATGATGCAACAAACAACAATACCTTTTACGAGGAATTCTTTGCCGAAAAACCAATTGCTTTTGCGCGTCAGATTAAAGTGCGCGGTGAAGTGTATGGACGCTCAAGCGGTACAATGCTCATAAGTACAATCCGCTCTGTTAACTTCATGGTTGGCACGGTGATTGAAATATTAGAGAAGATGAGCAATCCGTCTTTGGGTATGTTCAACAATGCAATCTTTGGCGATAGTGTGCTTGATACTTCACCGAACGGCCTTACGATCTTCAACCAAACATTGGCGGCTAATACTCAATCTCCAATGTTCCCGCTGTATGATGTCGGCAATCCTGAGGGCATCATTAAATTCCTGATCCCGTATCTGAATGATAAAGTCACCACGGCCTTCAAGGTCGATGCTTTGCTTGACTTTAACAGCGCTAAAGACATGACTGCAACCGAGAGTTTGCAGCGATATGCGATTAGAGGAAAAGCTTTGGCCGGAATGCTTCAACAGCAAAAAGTAGAATGTTTGGAGCCTACAGCAAAGCGCTCTATTTCTGTCCTTCAGGGCTTTGGCGAGCTGGGTGTTGATGCGAATAAAGATGCTGATAGAGCAAAGCTTTTAAAAGAGCGCGGCAAGCAACAGCGCATTATTCCCCAAGCGGTGCTGGATGTTATGGCAGATGGCAGGCCGTGGTATGAATTAAAATGGAATAACGAGCTGGAAAAACTCACACGCACGGAAGCCGTTCAATCCTTACTTCAGATCCTTCAGGCGGCTATCGCTATTATCTCTGTGCGTCCTGAAATGGTTGAGGCTGTCAATTGGTACAAGCTGCTTAAAGATGTGAATGATAATCTTGATTATAATAATCAATTGGTTATTGATGAGGATGAATTTAAAGAGAAGATTACGAAGATTGCCGCCGAGCGTCAAGCGGCTTTGATGTTAGAGGCCGGTCAAGCGGGCGCTAAGATCCAGAAAGACACAGCCGGCGCAAATAAACAAAATGCGGAGGCCCAGAATGTCAGAGCGTGAACGAATTTCACCAAGCGCACGTGAATTTGTGCAAACCGCAAGAGAGCGCCCGAGCCTTTGGCATAAATGTATAGAATGTCTAAGCCCTATGGTAGGCATTCTCAAACCTAAAACACATTCTGCCATAAGGGATTTATGTGAATGTTGTAAAGATCAGGGGTATGTTGCATGAATAACGGAATAACGCCCGATAGTATTTTAGACCGCATTGCGCGGGATAAGCTGAATGAGCAAAAGATAAATGATATCAGGGAAGAATTACGCGCTGATTACAAAGCCGCGCTTAATCGCTTTGCATCTTCTCCTGATGGTATTTTTATTCTTAATCAACTTATTGCCTTTTGCGGAATAAATACGTTTGACAATACGTTAAACCCAGCTAAACTTGTGGAGGATCGGGGCCGTATGTCCGTTTGGCACATACTCTTTCGCCCTTACCTTGAACCTGAAATAAGAAAAGGACTTGATTTATAATGTCTGATACCCAAACCACAACAGACACCGGAGCGGCTAGCACTGATACGGCTGCGGCAACCACAACAACAGCGGCAACAACGCAAACCGGTGATCCGACTGCTACCGCTCAGACAACAACCACCACAGAGCCGCCTGCTTACAAAATCCCTGATGCGCATAAAGACAAATCGTGGGCTGCAAAGATCAAATCTGAAGATGATTTGTATAAGCATATAGACAATCTGGAAACGGTTGTCGGAAAGAAGGCTCTTTATCCTGCGGCTGATGCAACGCCTGAGCAGACACAAGAATATTATAATGGCCTGCGTCCGGCTGAAGCTAAAGCCTATGAAGCTGTATTTGATGCCGACTTTACTGCTCCGGAAACTATGCAGGCTGTATCAGGCATATTGCATGAGGCCGGTATTTCAGAACATCAAGCCGCTAAGCTTGTGCCGATGTATCAAAAGATGGAAAAGGCTGCGACTGAAGCCGCGACAAGCGCCGAAGGCTTTAAAGAGATTATGAGTAAATCCTTTGGTGAAAAGTACGATGCGAATGTTGCGGGCGTGGCTAATGATCTAAAGGCTGTTCTGAAGCCTGAGGATTTGAAGCTATCTGATAGTATGCCAAATGAATATATCGGCCTTTTGTACCGCTATGCGGATGCTAAAAATGCCGAGATTGCCAAATTAAAGGCTGAATACGGCATTAAAGAAAATGGTGATGCGCATTTGAATAACAAAGGCGCGGCCACACAAACAACGGATTGGCGCGAACAGGTTGCGGCGAACCGCGCGAAATTGCGAGAAATGGAAACAAGACCGCATACAGCGCAGGAAAAGCAGGCGCTTATTGATGCGAATGATAAACTTTATAAAGCAAACGTAGGAAAGTAAAACCATGAACCAAGCAGTTAAAAAGCAAAAGTACGAAAACCAAGGCACTGATAAAATGCTGGAATATACTATTTCCGGCTCATACTATAATTCCAAAAAAGAGGCTATCGACTTCGGCCCGCTTAAAGGCACAATCCCGTTTTGCGAAATTGAAGTGGGTGATATGCATGTGCGCGGGCGCTATGCGGCCAAGTGGATTAAAGAAGCTGTTAATAGCAATGGCGAGAAATTATATCCCGAGCGCCTAGAGAAGCTGCGCCAGTGCTTTATTGATGATGTTCAGGAAACCACAGGTACATTGTCCTTTGTCGGTAAAAATATCAAAGAACTGTCAAACGATGAAATTCAGGATCTTGCCACTTCAAAAGACTTGCGCGAAATCCCTCTGCCGAACGGCGGGTTTTCAAACCGTGATGTTTTGATCCGTGCTTATGCGGCCTATTCCAAAAAGATCCTTAAGAAGGAAATCAAGTATCAGGAAGAAACCTTTAATTTTGCAAAGTTGCCTCCGCTCATTCTTACAGGTGAAGGCCGCACTGAAACTATGCGCACATTTTCGAATGAGGAGATCCTTGATCTGGAAGCCAAACAAGGTAAACCTACAGAATATGGAAAGCGTGACGATCCTAAATCCCGCTTTACGATTGAGGAGCTGAAGGAAATTGCTGATGGCAAAAACTATGAGTATGCTGAAGATGTTGACTTTGACACGCTCTATAAGGCATTATTCCCAAGTACGTAGTTTAGTCATTACATACTTCTCTGGGCGAGAGCGAAAAGCGGGGTCTTAAAAAGCCCCGCTTTTTTCTATTTGTATAATTATTATTTTATGTCATAATCCCAATATCGGACACGCTTATTCAAGCCCCGATTGTGGTTTAGCCGCCCAAAAGAGCCAGAAGCCCGTTGCTAACGGACACCTTCGAAAAGAAATTCCATGACAATTTAACAATTCTTTAGGAGAGAGATTATGTCCTCAGTAACCATTAGCCCGAGCATTGATCAGGCTGCACTATTAAACTTTCAGGACAGCTTTTACGAGCTGGCCCAACAAACTAACTCGAAGCTTGTGGCTTCGGGCGCTATCAAGTTTTTGCCCTCTAAAGGCAAGACGAACAACATGGCCCGTATTGGCCGTTTGGAACTGGTTGAAGTCAATACACGTAACCCCGACAAGCAGTACGGCGATTACAACCTTGATAACCGTCAATTCTCCAAGCGCCGGTTCACAAGAACAATCCAGATTGACGCGAAATATGACATTAACGAGCTGATCAAAGATCCGACTTCGGACATCATGAAGCAGCTTATCAATGCCAAAGAGCGCGTTATTGACCGTATTGCGGTTTCCGTTGCGGTTGGTGCTGTTCTGACTGGCGGTCCTGATACGGCTCCTGTGTCAACCTCGGCGGCTACAGATGGTGTTCTTACTATCTCGGCAACTTCGGGCTTTACATATAGCACGGTCCAGCAAATCACGCAGAACTTCATCAATAATGATGTTCCTATGGACACATGGTCCGGCGCTACGATCTGTCTGACAGGTAAGGAAAATACTGACCTGATGGGCGAAACCGAATTTATCAATTCGCTGTACATCACAGGCAAGCCTGTTGAAAAAGGCGTGGTTGAAAAGGCCGGTGCGTTCCGTACACAGCTCTTTGCCGGTTCGGTTAATGGCGGTGTTCAGGTTCTTAACCCGATCCTGCCCGAAGGCGCTACAACCCGCTCTTGCGTGGTTCTGGCTCCTAGCTCGATCTCGATGGCAATGGAAGTGGCTATTCAGGATGTTACCAAATCTGCGACTAAGGTTAATTCGTGGGATATCACGATTGATCTTTGGATCAACGGTATGCGTAACGAAGGCGTAATGGTTCAAATCGTAACCACAACCCTTTAATTTTCCTGATCCTTTAAGGAGGAAAAGCACATGTCTAAAATTGTTGAAAGACGACTAAACGGATTGGAACAAAGAAAGCCAAACGTATTTGCTGTTGGTGCAACGCTCACTATGCGAGCGCTGGATCATGCATACGGAACTTTTCTTCTGGACACTTTGGCAGGATCAACGGCTATTTTGCCGCCTGCTACGGGCTCCGGATCAAAGTACACTTTCATTGTTTCGGTTCTTGCCACGTCAAACAGCCACGTTATTAAAGTGGCGAATGCCTCGGATGCTATGCAGGGCTCTATCTTCTCAAGAGATGATACCTCTGATAATGCTGTTGCGTTCTTTGCTGTTGCGGGAACATCCGACACGATCACACTCAACCGCTCGACAACCGGCTCGGTTGTAGTTGGTGAGATGATTGAAATTGTGGATATTGGTGTGAACAAGTATCAGGTAAACGGCACGATTGCCAATACCGGAGCGCCTGCGACACCATTCTCTAACACTGTTTCGTAATATTTTTTTGAAAGGAAAATAAAATCATGGCTACCGGTATCAGATCAAACGGATTTACTGAATATCCATTAAATCCACTCAACAGCGTAGGGAAACAGCTTGTATCTGTTCCTTACGAAAAAACCATTCTAACGGGCGCAGGCACGAATACGCTTCATATTCTTGCCGGTCCATTCGGTTTTGACGATGTTATCCAAGCGATTGTCGGCGCTACGCCTGCACTTACTTCGGCTAACGACAACGATCTCGGCTTTTACAAAAAAGAAGAAGATGGTTCCTTTACGGTCCTGAACAACAGCGCGGGCGTAAGCTCGGTTGATTTGCTTTGGAACGGCGCGGATCTTTCTTCGGCTTTGACGTATCGTGAGCTTCTTGGCACACTCAATACCTCGCTGGATCGTGATGATAGCGTTGGTAAGCTTCTGGGCCTTTCTTCGGAAAGCGAGCCTATCGGCGGTGTTTATCTTGGTCTGTTGATCAAGACAGCTTCGACTGCGGCAAGTGAAGTTTTGAAGCTTGAAGTGAAAATCGCTAAAGCTACAAATAAGTAATTTACCAAAGATAAGGGAAGGCGTTAGTGGTTTTCCGCCTTCCCTCTTTTTTATCAGGGGAATGTCATGGCTTTAAATTCGAAAGTCGATTTATGCAATCTGGCATTATCCAATTTAGGAAATTACGGCACAGTTACGGATATTGATATTCCGACTGATGATAAAGAGCGGACCTTTGCGCTCTGGTATGATATCTGCCGTGAATTCGTCCTTAAGCTTCTTATGCCGAACTGCGCACTTAAGCGCGATATCGTTTCCAAATCAACGGAAACCCCATCCTTTGGCTTTTCTTATTTTTATGAATATCCAAATCAAGCGCTCAAGATTTTGGGCGTTGGTAATATTCAGGACAAAACGAATGATTATAATATCGAGCTTACACCGAACGGCATTAAGGCTATTGCTCATGATTATGATTATACCGATGGTATGCCGATCAGGTTTATTTTTAGTTTGACCGATGTTAATACAATGTCGCCCGAGGTGAAGCTTTTGATTAGCGAATATCTTGCGGCCTATACCTGTCAGGCGATTACGCAGGATGTTGCTAAATCTGAAAAGCTTAAGGCTTCTCTGCCAGCAAGATTAGGCGAAGCATCGAGCTTGAATGCTCAGGAAAACAGACCGATCCGTATTAGCAATTCACGCTTTAAGGCTTCGCGTTATAACAGCAATCCGAATTTCGAGAGCAAGAAATAAATGAAGGTTTCAACCTCTTATAATAATTTTGCACGGGGCAAGATTGATCATGACATGATGGGAAGATTTGATCTTCCCATTTATCAATCAGGCGCGGATTTAATTGAGAACTTCGAAACAAATTTCAAGGGCAATGCGATTTATCGCACGGGCTTTGAAAGTATGTTTGAATTTGAGGATTGTGTTTTTGTCGAATTCAAATTCAATAATCAGCAACAATATTTATGCGTATTTTATGCAAATAAAATACGGTTTTTATCTTACGATGTAAGCGGAAATTTTGGATGGGTTCTTGATAGCGGCCTAAGTATTTTGGAAGTCGCTACAACCTATTCCCTAGCCGAGTGTGCGGATCTGGATTACAGCCAGAATAATGATGTTATGGTGATTACACATCCGAGCCATGCGCCCAAATCGCTTAAGCGTATTACGTCAAATAACTTCACATTCTCCGATTATACATTCTCTGGTGGTACAGCCGGCAATCCATTCGCCTCTATTGCTGTTGCGATCTCTGGCGCTACTCAGGCTAATCCTGTTGTGGTGACAACGGCCACGCACAATTTTAGAACAGGCGATTATATCACGCCTTCAGGTGTTGGCGGTATGACGCAGATCAATGGCAATACCTATAAAATAACGGTCCTGAGCGCTACAACATTTTCTCTTGATGGAATTGACGGTACGGCCTTTGGCGCTTATACGGCTGGCGGCACAGCCACACGCGCGGCGGATAATCCTTCATGCTGTTTATTTTATAAAGGCCGATTATATTTTGCGTCTACTCCGCGCAAGATCACAACGATCTGGGGAAGTGAGACAGGAAATTATAATAACTTTGCTGTTATTACTCCGACAACGGCCACAACGCCCGTAACCTTTACGATTGCCGATATATCCCAAAAAATCGAATGGCTATTTGCTGGCGATAACTCGCTTATTGCTGGGGCTTCGGATGGTATTGTTGCGGTGAATGGAGGCGGCGTGAATGAGCCGATCACAGCGGCAACAGTCGAGGCAACACTTACCTCGGCTCCGCCTTGCAATGGCGTTTATCCTCTGGCTAAAGATGGTCTTATTTTCTATATCGGTATTGATGGCCGGAATATGTATTATTTCAGCTATGATCTTTTGAAAGAGGCTTTCCAATCGGATGATGCAAACTTTGTAAGTTATGACATTACCAATGGCGGCATTACAAAAATCAGACATAAGAAAGATCGGAATGATCTGATTTATTGCACAATGAATAATGTCGATAAATCCATGCTCTCATGCAATTTCAACCAAAAAGAACAGATTGTTGGTTGGCATGAGCATCCTACCGAGGGTGAAGTACATGATGAGGCTGTTATCACTGATAACGATGGCAAGCCACAGCTCTTTATTCTGGCCGAGCGTAATGGCGCATTCTTTATCGAGCGCAAAGGTGTTTACCCTGAATTTAAGCGGCGTGTCCAATTCTTTACCGGAAATACGCAAAAGGCTGAAGATGATGAAGCATATAACAGAGCGGTTGCAGACCAGCTTAATGATTGCATTTTCTTAGATGGCGCTTTGATCTATAGCAATTTGCAATCTAATTCGATCACCTTTGATGGTACGGATTTAATCACAGCTACAACGCCTGTTTTTTCTTCAGGTGATGTAGGAAAGCATATCACTTACAAAACCATGACCGGCTATGAAAGCGGGAGGTTCGAAATTACTGATTATATTGATGCGTCAAATGTCGAGGTTTCAATTTTACAAGAACCGACAACAAACACTTATGTCGATTGGTATTTGAGCTTCAGCTCTTTATCAGGATTAGGCCAGTTTGATGGCACGACTATTTCGGCTGTTGCTGATGGCGGTTATCTGGATGATTACGATATATCTGCGGGAACGGTTGATTTCGAAACTCAGGTTAATAATGTGGTTCTGGGTTATCGCTATAAGGGAATTATTAAAACCTTCTGCCTTGGCTTCCAGATCCAAGGCGTGAACACACAAACGACTATGAAGGCGATATCAAGGGCAGATGTGCGCTGCGTGGCCTCTGCCGGTCTGGAAGTCGGATCATCCCTTTATAAGCTGGAACCGGTGCAGGATCTTTCTCCGAATGACCTTAACTATTTGCCGCCTATCCCGATTGATGGCACGAAAGCGGTGACATATTCAGATGATAACGAAACCGATAAATATTTGTATGTGGTGCAGGATTTACCGCTACCCGCTGTTGTAACTTCTGTTATGTTAACCGCTCAATATGCAGTAACGCCATGATAAGACATTACAACGCCACAGATCGGCGCAGAATAAAGCCTAATGAATTCAGTGATATAAGAGACGCGGATTTTGTATTTGAAGATGATGATTTCTATAAATTTTCTTTAGTTGAAGATAACGAAGTATATGCCATAATCTGCTTTAAGCGGTATTGGAAAAATAACTTCATTGCCTTCTTTTTGATATCCGAAGATATAAAGATTTTACATGCTCGAGAGCTTCGGACCTTTATCTATGATGCGGCCTTTGATTTGGGGGCCGAGCGCATACAGACTGACAGTATAGATTGTGAAGTGCTGAATAAATGGCACAGGTTTTTAGGATTTAAGATTGAGGGCAAGCGCATAAAAATGATGTATGATCAAGATTATAATTGCTGGGCTGTCCTCAAGGGGGAGGATTTCTAAATGGGTGTTGATCCTATCAGTATTGCTTTAATCGGACTGAGCGTTTTAAGCGCCGGATCTAAAATGGCTGCGGCCAAAGATCAGGCCAAAGAACTGCGCCGTAATACTGAAGCGCAGGCCGAGGCCAAGCGCAAAGAGGGCGAGCTTGCGGCAAGCGAGAAATCCAAGCAGATACGTCAAAAAGCGGCTTCTCAAACTTCTTCATTCTTAACTTCCGGCATTACATTGGAGGGTACTCCGATGGATGTGCTGGGCGAAACCTTTACAACAGGACTTGCTGATATAGACAATATCAGATCAGGGTATAATACCAGTATTGACAATACGGTGCGCAGCGGAAATTCGCAGATCAAAGGCTTGTTGTCCAGTGCCAGAGCAGAGGCTATTTCTGATATTGCAGGCTCCTTCGCCGGTCAATCACTTGCAAAATCTGCGGGCGGGATGTTTGATACGGCGCTCAGCTATGCGCCTGAAAGCGCTTTGTACGATCTTAATTCTGCCGGATTTGGTAACACCGCCTTTAAAGCCTTGGAATTGAAGGATGCCCGCTAATGGCTAATAGAGATACAACCAGCTACAGAACTTCGATACAACAAGAAGCGCCTGTCTATCCTATTCCGCAAAGCAATAATCTTGTTCCTACACTCGCAAAGATGGGTGAGAAAATTATTGTCGAAGGACAAGAAGCGAAAATCACTGAGAACTTTTCTCGGGCGCAGCTTGATCTGGCAAAAGTTAATCGTGATTATCAAACCAAATACGAAGGCGATCCCTTTGGCGGTCTGGAAGTTTTAAAGAAAGACCGTGATAAAATTCTAAAAAATTATGAGAATGATATTTCTCCTATGTTCCGTGGTCTATGGCAGGATAATACTCGTAGCCTTGTTATGAAGGATGATGCGGAAACCGAGGCTTGGGCGTATGCGCAAACTAAAAAGAACACTGTGCGCAGCGTGAATGAAAGTATCAAGAACAACATGAGCCAAGCGCTTATGGATGGTCAGAGCTTTGGAAGTGATGATAACCAAGTAACACCTGTTTTGAATTTCTCGCAAAGTAAAAAATCTTTAGAAGGGTTCGCCTCTAAAAATCTTGGCTCTGAAACGGCTAAAGGATTGGTTGAAAATTACAGCGAAGATTATCTCAAATCATTCTTAAGCGGTGTGTCGGAAAGCAATCCTCTTAAGGCTTTGCGCCTTATGGATGATGAGAATATTCAAAACGGATTTAAAGATAAAACCCAATTCATGAAGATGAAAGAAGCGGTTGAAAGCCGTGCTTTACAGGTCCAGCAAATTAACGGCGAAAAAGAAGTTTTGAATGTTCTTAAAACTGAAAATTCGCTTCTGGTCCAATCTTTGGAAAAACCATTATCATACGCACAGCTTCAATCTGAGTTTGATAAAACCAATATGTCCACAGCTGCGCGTAGTTTCTTTATGAAGGCAAACGGTTATACAAAAGCAGATGGATCGGATGGGAATGCAAAACTTAGCGCGGCTGAACAACTTCAATTCAAATCGGATGTTTATAAGGAAATTATCGCTACAACATCAAAGGATGAAATTTCATCTGATGATATTGGGGCGTTGCAGACAAAGATTTACGAGGGCATGAATAATAAAGCCTTAAGCGAAACCGAAGGGCTTGGTTTTCTTAATCAACTTGTTACGCCTTATATCGACAAGAAAGAGCAAGGGCTCCAAAGATATGGCTCTAATGGCTTCTGGTTTTATAAAGGTGATGATCTCGGCTATTCACAAGTGCAGCAATATTTTGATGATGAGATTGCTGTCCAAGCGCCTGAGGGCGAAGATTTAGGCGATTTAGGTCAAGTCGTTAATAATGAAAATAAGCTTAAGCTTATGGATAATTACACTTCGGCGCTCACACAAATTGCAGCGCAAGAGGGTATTAAATACGGCGATATCCCGCAATCATCCAAAGCAAAAGAAATTTATGCCAAGGCTCAAATTCAGGCCAAGCAATCATTCTTATCCGAGCGATACCCACAACTTTCGAATTTGAAGCCAGAGGAATGGCCTGATGCGGTTGTCGAAGAAGATGGCCGTAAAATATCAACTGGTATCACTAGCAGTAAATCTACCGGCTCTGTTGCCGCTCCAAAACCGCAATATGAATTTGCTACGGAAGCTGAAATGGAAGCTGCTAATTTGCCTGACGGTACGCCTGTTATGTTGGGCGGCGTGTCCGGTATTTATAGGAAATAAAAATGCCATTTGAAGCTGCACCAGTAGAGGCTAAAGGGAAATTTGTTCCGCTTGCGGAGGAAAAAGTTTACCGCGCGGAAACCAATTCTATGATTACCGCTCCATCTGCCATGACCGGAAAGGAAATCGGTTATCATGACGATGTAAGTAAAGGAACAAATCCCCAGCAATATTTCGGATTTTCAAAGGTTCTGAATACCACCAAAGATATTGCCATGATCCCGCTTAATTCGGTTAAGAATTTTACAACCGGCGCAGGCGCAACTGCGGTTTCCTCTGCGACAACCTTAGCGGCTGGATCTAATAAGCGCTTGGCCGATAGTATTGATCTGGGGCTTCAATATGATTTTGATACTATATCGAAGAAAAAAGCTGCGGGGGAGGCGCTCAATGCTGATGAAACTAAAATCCTATTGCGCGGCATTGCCGATAAAAACAATCTCTTTTCTTTCTTCACGCGCTCGGTTGATGATATCGCCTTTGATACGGCGAATAGCGCGGATGCTGTGGGAGCTGAGAGATTAGCGAATAAATCTGCAAAGCTCAATCAGTCGGTTATTGATATGCGGGCAAGATCTGATGAGTATATCGAGAAAAATCTGAAGCGCCCCGATGGTGATGCTGCGCAAGGTTTCTTGTACGATCTGGGCGGTGTGACCACAACTATTGCCGCTTCAATCGGTATGGCCGTTGTCACAAAAAATCCAGTATCTTCTGCCGCCTTTTTTAGCGAGCTTCAAAAGGACAGTCTTTATCTGGAAGGATCTGACAAGGGAATTAACGTAACAAAAAATCAGGATGTTTCGGACTTCGGCGGTAAGATTGAAGGCGCTCTTGAATTTGTCGGCGTTCATTATTTCTTCAAGATCGCAGAAAATTCCAAGCCGCTCTGGGGTGTTCTTGGAAAAATGGGTGAGGAAGCTTTGCAGGAAATGGCGCAGCAAGGCTCTGAAGAAGCAATCACACAATCGCAGGGGTACAGAGATGTCAATGTTGGACAAGCTATTAGTAATACTTTATATGCTGGCTTCCTTGGAATGTTTGGCGCTGGCGGCGGTATTGCTGTGGAAAGCGCTTACAATCACATAAAAAAATCTGCCAAAGATCAGGAGCTTGAATTAACGGATGAGCAAATTCAGGGTTTATCTGAAAAGCTTGTGCAGAATTATCCTTCTATGGAAGCCACTATTGCCGATGAGCTTCAGGCGCAAGTATCACCGCTTAAGGATAATGCGAGTGATGCCACGGTTGCCCGTATCATGCAGGATTTTTCTGAAGGCAAACAGATTGATATTTCCGTATTGAGCGAGGCGGACCAAAAAATATTTGAAGAAAGCGCGGTTGAATTCGGCCAGAGCGCGATTGATGCGCAGGCCAATAAAGGCATGTTGCCAGTGCCGGCGCGGCCAGAAACATTATCGCAATTCATTAAAAAGGCTGGCGGTCTTATTGTGAACGGCGAAACCAAGCGCTTCACTAATAAAGAAAATCCTAATTTAAAAGGCGTTGCAAACAAGAACGGCAAGCTCAGTTTGGATCAGGCTTTGCAACTGGCTGTCGAGGCCGGATTTATTGCAGACCCCGAGGGGGTTGATGGCGTAAGCGCCGTATCAGAGCAAGATTTTTTGGATGCTCTGGAAAATGAAGGTTTCGGTGTTGATGTTGTTCGGGATGCTGACCAAGGCGTTCTTATGGATCGTGAGCAGATCCTTCAATATAACGAGGAAAAGGCGCAGGCCAATTCTGAATTGGCTGCCAATACCAAAAGCATTAAATCCTTCAGCGCCGCGTTTAAAGAAGGCGTGAGGGCTGCGCGGAAAGATGTGAAGGCTTCGCAGGGCGCATTGATTAAAGCGCTTGAAAAGGCTCCTATTCGTCCAGAGGACCGCGCTAAATTTATACGTCAAATAAAGAATATCCAAACGCCCAAGCAATTACAAAAAGCCGCGCCTGAAATCGAGGCCAGAGTTTCGGAAATTATTGATGCTAATTCGAAACGCAGCTTGCGCGAGAAAATCAAAAAGCAGATTGCCGCGGCCAAAACCCGTAAGGATGTTTCGGTTGACATATTAGAGAATATGAAAAAGCTGCAAAGCGATCTGGAAAAAACAGGTGTGCTTGGCAAGGGCATGAAAGATACACCGGTTGAAAAATTCCAGCGGGCTCTGGATGAGGCCAAGGCGATTATGGCCGAGGGTAAAATCAAAAAGCTGATTATCGACCAGCAAAAGAAAGAGCGTATGGCGCAGCGCCTAGAAGATCTGGCGGCTGATACCGTGGCTTTAAGCAATCGGGAATTAAATGAAGCGGATTTAGGTGAGCGCCTTAGTGTTCTTGATCGGTTTAAGAATATATTCATAGAGGGTATGAATAGAGCCCAGCGTTTGAATATCAATAAAAATCCTATGGATGTTATTTTTGATATTCTTGATGGCTTTAAAGATTATGCCGGCGCAAATTCCAGAGTGTTCAAACAAGAGGCCGATGCTGCTTATAGCCGGTTCTTGAATTTGCGCGAGGCCACAACGCGAGAAGTTAAGGATTTAACAGATCGGCTTAATCTGGATGAGCGAAACTTCGAGCGCATTGGCGCTTATGCTGCGCTTCAGCAAGAAGGCGGGTATGAAAAATTAATTGCTACGGGCGTAACGCAAGCTGAAATTGATAAGCTTGTATTAGAGCCTGAAGAATTAGAGATGTATGATTTAATACGCAGGCAATTGGATAGCCTGCGCCCTGCGCTCAAAGAAGTTATGAGCGTGGTCTATAATAAAGAATTTAAAAACGTCAAAGAATATTTCCCCTTCATGACCGATTTCAAGGCCATGAAGGATGTTGAGATGCAAGAAATGTTCGGGGATGATGCTTTCCTGATTACGGATAATGAAGCTGATTTCAACCGCAAAGATGTTAAAAAAGGATTTACGAAAGAGCGGACAGGCGGAAAGCAAAAGATCCGGATTGACGCTATGGGAGTTTTCCTTAACCATGTGGAAAATGCAACCTATCTTATCGAAATGGGTCAGACCATTAAAGAGCTGGGCGAATTGGCCTTGACCGAAGATTATAGAAATATGGCTGGCGATCTGGGGCAAGAGATTGTCGTAAGCTGGATTGACCTTCTGGCCCGCAAGGGGCGCACCGGTGAGGAAATTGCCGGTCTTGATACATTCCGGCGCAATGCAGGCGCGGCTGTACTGGCCTTCAAACTTAGCTCTGCCCTTATCCAACCTACCGCCCTTATGGATGGCGCGGCCTTAATCGGCGGTGATTATGTTTCACGTGGAATAGTTAACGTAACCAAAAGAGAATGGCGGGAATTTCTTTACAATAATATGCCTGAAGTGCGCGAGCGCATTGGTGATGATCCGAATTATCTGGAAATGGGCGGCGGGAATATTATTGCCGACTTAAGGCAAGCTGGCTTTTGGGCGCTTAAGAAGCTCGATATGCTGGCTGCAAGCTCGATTGCCAGCGGCGCTTATGTGCGCTCTATGGAGCAACGCGGCTTAGAAGTGGATCTTGCCAATCCGGATGCTATAGCGATTGCCGAAGCCCAGCTTATGATGCGCCGGACACAATCATCCAGCTTTGCGAAGGACGCAGCCCCGATCATTGCGCAGGGTAAATTATTTGGCAATGTCTCTGTTGATAAGCTGGTCCTGCAATTCCAATCTTTTATGTTTAATCGCTGGTCATTGATCCAGCATGATATGTATAATTCAGGAATTAAAAAGGGTAAGGTTGCTAGCTCTATGAACATAGCAACATGGCTTATTCTGGCAAATATATCCGAGCTGAGTATTCGCCACTGGTCCAAAGAATTGATCGCGCTTTTAACCGGTGCAGAGCCGCCTGAAGATGATACAGAGCTTTCGGAAAAAATTGCTAAACAAGCAATATCTAATGTGCCGTTTGTCTCCAATCTTGTAAATTCTTCTACTTATGGATCTATACCGGTTCCTGCGTTATCGCTTGTGGAAAAAACCTTTGAAGAAGTTTCGTATGCATTAAAATCTAAAAAGCCGGAGAAGCAAGCGAAGCACTGGACCCAAGCGGCCATATTGGCTACAGGCGGAGTTTTGGGATTGCCCGCCACAATGCAGGCGCAGCAATTGGCTAAAGATTTATTTGACGCAAATCAGCCAGATAAAAAGGAAAAGAAATCTAGTGTATTCAATCCATAAGTTTTCATATATTGTTTTTGGTTAGGGGAACGCAATGAGCATTTCAGATAATTATGTACCGATAAGACAACTCGGCAATGGCGTAACAACCAATTATTCCGGTAGCTGGGCTGTATTAGCCTCTGCTTATCTTAAGGTTTATTGGGAAGATGCTATAACAGGTGTCCAGACCCTTAAGCTTTTAGGAACGCATTACAACCTTGTATTTGATGCATCCGGCTTTACCGTAACATTCCTGCCCTCCTTTATTCCTACCTCTGCGGAATATGTGGTGATCGGGCGCGAAGTCACACAAGACCAGAACAGCCCTTATAAAACTTCAAAAGGTTTCCAAGGCGATGTTATTGAAAACAGCTTTGATAAACTTACAGCCATTACGCAGGATTTGGCAGATGGTATCAGCCGTTCATTCAAAGTGCCGCTTGGCTCTGTGATCAGCGCAGATTTTCCCGTGCCTGATGCTGGTAAAGCGCTGGTCTGGAATTCTGCCGAAGATGGATTGGAGAACAGCACAATCAACATTACCGCCGATGTGGATGCGGCCTTAGCGGCTGCGGCCTCAGTCACTTATCTTTGGTGCGGCACGGCCACAGGAACGGCAAACGCTCTTGTCCTTACGCCTTCAACTCCAATTGCCTCAAATCTGGAAGGCCAAAAATTCCGTTTTCTTATCGGCACAACAAACACTAGCGGCACAGTTACAATAGCCGTAAGCGGTCAATCTGCATTGACAGTCGTTAAATCAATCGGCGGTGCTTTAGTGGCGCTGGCTATCGGCGATCTTCCAGCCGGTACAATTGCCGAGGTTGAGAATACAGGCACACAGCTACAGCTTATGAATGTGCGGCCTTATTCTCAGGGCGCGGATATTGCAAGCGCGGCAACCGTTGTGCTGGACACATCCACAGGCGATTATGTTAACATAACTGGAACAACAGGTATTACGGCAATCACTTTGGCGCAAGGCCAGCAAAGGACCGTTAAGTTTGCAGGCATTCTTACGCTCACAAATGGCGCTTCATTAATCCTGCCAAGCGGTGCGAACATCACAACGGCGGCGGGCGATACCGCTGTATTCCGTGGTGAGGCTTCGGGCGTGGTGCGCTGCGTGGCTTATACCCGCGCAGATGGCCGCGCTTTAATCGGCTCTACAGGCAAGGCTACATTAGGCCGCTCTAAGGTGGTTTCAACATCACGTTCGAACAACGGCGCATCCTTTATTCCTGCGGATGATACCGTTCCTCAAAGCGGCGAGGGGTTTGAAGTTCTGACAATTACATATTCACGTGTAAGTGCCACTTCAAAAATTATTGTAAATTGGGAAGCTTGGGCCTCAAACGGTACGCTCACAGGTCCGATATGTTCTGCGCTTATTAGAGATGCTGCGGCAAACGCTGTTGCTACTGGTCCGGAAAGTATGAACAATACCTTTATCGGATTGTTAGAGGGCGAATATGAGGAAACAAGCGGCGCAACCGGTAACGTCACCTTTGCAGTTCGGATCGGCGCGGCCTCAGGAACAACGTATTTCAACCAGCCTTCGGGCGGCGGTTTGTATGGAAGTACGATACAATCGTATATTGAAGTTACCGAGATAGAAGCATGATTTATATTCTGATATTCACCGCTGCTATGATGGTGAAAGGCGGATGGCTTGCGCGAATTTCTTTTTGGAAGCGCGGCGAAGAAAACCGTAAAGCTATCCTTAAATCGCCTGATACTCACCCTGTAAAATACTGGTTTGTGCGCATTGTCGATGAGTTGCTAGATGAGAAAATTCTGAGCGCCTTTGTTGTGTGGGTCGGCCTGTCAGCCGTACAGCCTGATTTTGCTCTTGCCTGCTGGACCGCATTGGTCTGGGCTATTTTGGTCCGCGTCTCAATGGGCGAAGAAGCTGGCGGGATTGGTGATTACTCAGGAAATACAGGTGACTATGTAGAATGGTTAGGACCGAAAGCGGGCCGATTATTCGCAATCAAGAAAGGGCTTCAATATGGAGGATTTTTCGGCGGTGCTTTGGCTCTTGTGGCTGGGGTTCCTTTGTTATTTGTTGCTGGCTTACTTTTTCCTGTAGTCTATTTCATAGGGAACTCTTTACACAGAGTATTACATAATCAATCTTCCGTAGCGTATTCGGAACCATTATTAGGGGTTTGCTTTGGTATAGCGTGGGTATTATGATTAAGATAAATATTGATTGTTTTGGAAAACGCAAGCATATTTGAGGTAGGGAAATGCTAGATAAGAAAAGGCTGGGGGATATGAAATTTGAAATACAAGAACAGGCTGCTAACTCAGTTCCGGCTTTATTTTTGGCTGGTGCTTCAGCCATCACCATGAATGCCATTATTGGTATTGTGACCGTCTTTTATATTCTTTTGCAGGCTGCATACTTAATCTGGAAATGGCACAGGGAAGCCAGTTTTGAAGATTAACACTCCCCCTATAAAGCAGATCGCTATGGCCGGAATGTCTTTGGCGGCTGTCATTACATTTTACTTCAGCGCCCCGTTCGAGGGCGAAAAATTCAAATCCTATCAAGATAGCGGCGGTGTCTGGACAATCTGCCGAGGCCATACAAAGGGCGTACATGCCGGCATGATTGCCACTAAAGAGCAATGCGATCAATGGTTCTTTGAAGATATCGAGATTGCTGAAGAAGCGTTTGATAGACTTGTTCCTAAACATTCATCAGTACCTCCTAATGTCAAAGCGGCAACGCTTGATTTTATCTTTAATGTCGGTGAGGGAAATTTCGCGCGGTCCACGCTGCGGAAAAAATTAAACGCCGGACAATGGGCTAGCGCCTGTAATGAGTTTCCGAAATGGAATAGGGTAGCGGGCAAAGTTTGTACTATCAAAGCGAACAACTGTTATGGTATCGTTATACGAAGAAACAGAGAAAAGGAATTGTGCCTTGACCCGAATGATTATAGTGGCTATAGCCTCGGTCCTGATAACATCATTGTCGGCATACGGCCTGTCCAGTATTCACACGAATAATCTAAAAAAAGATTACGAAAATAAATTGACGGTTCAAAAAGAATTTCTTGTTTCTTCCTGTACGAAAGCCCAAAAAATAACAGAGAAGGTATCTGATGATTATCAAAAGCAAATCAACACTCTTAATAATCGCGTTGCTGCTCTTAAGCGGGTGCGGGTCGGACGATGTATTCCGTTACTCGATAACGGCCAAAGCTCCGGCGGATCTAATGCAACCGCGTCAAACGCCGGACATGCTCGGTAAAATGGATGCAGAAATAAATAACGGTGCTTTAGGAATTGAAAGAGACTGGCTTTATGAGTACGCTGGTGAAGCTGAAAATTATGGACAAAGACTTGATGCTTGTCAGGCTTTTGTAATTGAAAATGAAAAATTAGGAGAAGAAAAACATGAAAATTAAAATTGAAAATCTGGAAGGTGTTGATGCGCTGATTACCGTAGCGGGTCGCTTTGAAAAGGTTATGCCAGCGGGAAAATCAATTGAGCTGGATATTCCTGCTAATGTTGTTTATTCAATTGGCCTTCAGGAATATGCTCCCGAAATTGACAATGAAACAGGACAAATAAAATATCCGATTGAAACTTTGTAGGAAACGTATAACATGTTCGAATTAAAACGATTAACAAAGGAGATTAAAAATATGTCTAGTGTACTTGAAAAACTTGCTGCTGAAACTGCGAAAATTGCCGCTAAAGATTTTGGTGATAATACAGATCAGATTAATGGCGCTGTTGCTGAAGCTGTCGCTCCTGTAACCGAGCGAATTACAGCGCTTGAAAATGCTGTTCTGGCTGCGCTTGAAGCTATGAATAATGATGATCCTGTAGTTGATACCAAGGCTGAAGTCGAAGGTATTTTGAAAGGCGCTGTTAAAGAACATTTCCCGAAAGAAATTGAAAGCGTATCTGTCGAGCCTGCTCCTGAGATTGTCGGAGAAGATCAGGGAAACGATCAAGTATCTGGCGACACCCAACCGGAAGATACGGTTTCTGAAGAAGATAAATCTTTGGATGGACAATACTAGCGGGCGAGCACAAGCACCTTAATCAGAAAACCAGCCTTCGGGCTGGTTTTTTTGTTTATCCATCATGTTTCTTTAAATAATCATCAATGGCTTCGCGCACAAGATCCGAAGCCCTGATAGAAGGCTCTTTACTGGATTTCACAAAACGCTTGGCAAGCTTTTCCAAGCGCTCCCAATGTCCATGCCTGAAGCGAATACCTCGTGCCTTTAATGGTTTTTCTTTGATCATTTTAATTACCTTATTCATTTGACAGATTGTATAACAATTATTGTTTTGTTTCAAGAGTTTTGGATTTCATGGTGTGTCCTTCCATTGTGCTGGCTTCCACATAGATGGCGTATAATAAACATACATGCTTCCGTCTGGATAAAACCAAAGGCGGCCCTGACGTTTTAATTTTACTTGTTGACCGCCTTCGGAAATAGTTTCGACAACAATTCCTTCGTCTGGTAACACGTTTTTTGTTAAGCTCCAGTTCATCACCCCTCCTTCTCAGCCGCTTCGACTTGCCACGGGTTGTTTTCAGCATAAGGATTATCAGGCGAACACCAGATCATTTCGATAGCCTTGTCCATCGGTGTATGACCGCCTTTACCTCGCGCAATCCATCGGAAGAACCATTCGTTATCACTCACCACGTCCTTCTCAGTGCGTAACAGGCCGCGCTCTTTTCTAACGGCAACCTGACAAACTATGTCGCACAGGCTGGCCTGTTCGGCAGCTCCTTCGCCGTTAAGCAAAACATCAAGCTTACGGACTAAGCGGCGATGGTCTTTTAAGACTTCCTCATAATCTTCAACGGTCAATTTATTAACATCCACCGCCTCGCTCGGCTTTGGCATAAGCTTTGCGTACAATTCCTCTGCTGTCCGTTCAACATGATCGCACTCATATTCAAGGTGTCCGTCTACCCCGCCATACCATTTTCCTGTGTCATTGCATCGGGTGCATTTTACGCTCGGCTTTGTGAGGGCTTTGGATAAAGCAATCAGGTGTTTTAATTCCATTGACTGTTTGCCGCACCCGAAGCGCTTTTCTTCGTGACGACCGTTTTCGATAGCCCAATCCAAAGCTACTTTTGCCTCCTTCACATCCTCCCCCACACCATCGGGTTGCGGGCGGGTGTTCCATGCTGCTTCCCATCCCTCCCATAGTGCTTGAATATACGAGTGTGAATATTTCGGCCCGCCCCACGCATCTTTAGACAGGGTAAAGTCCAGTTTGTTTTTTGCAAAGTGACGTAAAAAAGCATCTCTGCAAGGCTTCAAGGGGGTGTCGGTCATGGTTTCTCCTCGCAAAATGAGCCACATTCAATCTTCATAGTTTTCATTGATCTGCCGCGAGCATCTGGCGGAAGTTCATCAAGAAAAATTCTTTTACCTTTATAGCGAACCAATCTTGCGCCTATTCTGCGTGACTGCTCGGCCCTCTCCTTAAAGACCTCTGGTCTTGTTTCGCGCACATGGTTCCAATAAGTCGGCGATGTTGCTTTAACACAGCCTATACAGTTTGCATTTGGGTAGCCAGAACCGAACCTCGAACCCTCACTGTACAGGGCGGGGAGCCTTATCCCAGCAGCCCTCACACGATCATAGCAATCTTGTTTTGTGATGCCCTTTTCTATAAGCACGGGCAGGATGTTATCCCGCTCCCCGAAAACGAAGTCATTATGCCTTTTAAGTTCCTCGGCTGTAAAACCGAGGACAAGAAAATCAAAATGATTTTTTATTTCCCACTCGTAGCGGGCCTCTTTTTTAAGTTCGCCAGTACACGGAGCGCCTTTGTTTCCTGACATATATTGGCGTTTTTCCCACACCTCAACAGCGGAACAAGCGGGATATTTTGAATTGACCGCTGTTTCGATTTTAATGCCGAGCCATTTTTCAACATCATTCTGAAAACGAATATTGTCTGCATCTTCCTCAATCACAGGGTTATTAATGGCGCGAATGATGGCAATATTCCCGTAGCGCAAAAGCGTTTCCTGCAAAGCAACGGCACTCGCAGCACCGTTAGAAAACCATACCGCTATTGTGTCACCTTCCTTAACCATCAATCCCCCAACTCTGCGTTGATTTTGGCGGCTTTTGCTTCAAATTGTTCTGCATAATCTGCGTTTCGCTTTGCCTTTTCCGCACCTATAGGCCCTTTGTCGTTGTGCATATTTTGATACTGACGGAAAATTTTAGCGGCCTTGGTCAAATCCTCTCTCGCCTCCCGCAGCAATTCCGTGTGGTCGGCTGCGTAAATCTCAAGGCAATGAGCGCATGATCCGTTAGGACCGAGAGCATCACAATCGCCGTATAATGGATGGGGGTCTGGCAATCCGTTAGCCCTTGATGGTTTATGGTCGGATGCGAGGGATTGGCGGACATAATACGATGGCATTTGGTATTCGCTCTCTAAGACACCATTGAGATATGCTATGATCTCACCAGCATTTCGTTTAGAAAATTTGGCGTAAACATCATAAACTTCCACACCCGTATTCCCCGTTCGTAAGGCGGCGCGGATTGTTTCATGGTGCTTGGCGGCCACACCACTCAGGAACATAAATCCAATTTCCCCCAAATGCGGAGAAGATAAAAGGCGGTCATACCAAGCTAAAGCCTCCGCCCGTTTCGCGTCTGGTGGGGGCGTTAGGTCTGCTCGGATGTAGCGGGCATTCCCGACAGTTTCATCTTTAGTTTCCCAAGCGCGGTGGCTAAAGGCTCCTTGTCCTAATTCATAAGCATAAATCTCATCAGGCATCTTTTCCATCAGGTTCTCTTTCTTCTTTAAATTCAATCCGCATTTCATCAGAATATAAAACAAGCTTTTTAACTTTTAATTTTTTACCTGTTTCCTTTTCCATCTGAAGCCGATAATTATCGGCCAAAATTTTTGCATTAGGCGCGATTATATCTTTGTATTTTGCTTTGATAATCACAGCTTAATACCTCTCATAGCAAAGAAGATATCTCGGCAGGCTTCAGTATCATATTTTGCATTATGCGCATTCTCGCCTAACGATCTGTTACAATAATGCTTTAAACAATTCTTTAGGGATTTCCCGCCTATAATGTGAGCGTTGCTTTCCATTGTGCAAAGCCAATTATTTTCAACAAATTTATTCTCTCGCCCTTCGGCAACCGCGCAATGCGCTTCTTCAATTTGCATCATGCCTTTATCAAATTTCTCATTGTGCGCAACAATAAATGTTGCCTTTCTGGCAAGCTGTTTGAACAAACCAACGGCATAAGCAAAATGAACACCATATTTTTCACAATCATCCTGCGTAATTCCGCACGTATCAATGTTGTATTGCGATACTTCCCAATTGTCCGGCTTGATCAAAAGTGAAACTTCGGCCAAAGATTTTCCTAAATGATCGGTTAAGATCATAGCGATCTGGCAAACTCGCGCTTGTCCTTCTTGCATTAACGGCCCTGCTTTTTTAAAGCCTGTGGTTTCAGTGTCCAAAAATAAATAAGTATCGCTCATAGTTTCCCCTTTGGTTAATTAAATCTACATATCGTATAACACAATGTCAAACGATTAAAACGGAATGTCAAAATATTCTTCTTCTTTAAATGTTTCTGCGAATTGCTCTGTCTCTGTGCTGAATTCATAATCAAGAATGCGCCAAAAATTTCCTTCTTTCCGCGCAAGAATGCGTGAGGGTTTAGGATATTTTGTATCAACTGCAATCTGGACCTGATTAGGAACCTGAATATCCGGCAATCTGGCTTTGTGCCATGCAACAGCTTTATCCCAAGCATAGCGCTTATTATCGCCGGCTTCATAGTGATGATGCTCAAAGCAGATCCATTCACGGATAGCGCCTTCCATCGTGTAATATGAAACCTTCATAGAGGGCATACTGCCTTCTTTGGTATGAACATCCTGATACATTTCCAGAACGTCCATCCATTCGGCTGGCACATCACGGCTCATAACGGCGGCACTCGCAGCCGTATCGGATAATTCGATAAAGCAATAGCCGCACGAATAACAATAGCGCTGGGCGGCTGCACACTCGGTTCCGCAAGCAGGGCAAATCTTCATGATCGCCTCGCCTCCGCCCTCGCTCTCGCCCTTATATTCCTTCTTTATGGATATCTGGTCTATCGGCCCGAGTGATGAAACAACACCGCCGAAATCAAGGATCAGACAATCGGGCTTTATGCTGGCCGCTATAGCGTCCAATCTGCCCTGCTGAGTGCTTAAATCAAATCCGGCTGCATATACAGGGCGAACGCCACGCCCTACCGTCTGGACGTAAAGAACGGGGGAGCGGGTAGGGCGCATGAAGCATAGAAGGTCGATATCAGGAACATTAAAGCCCGTGGTCAAGACCGCCACGTTAACCAAACAGCGGATATTTCCTTTTCTATAATCATCAATAATTTGTTTACGCTCGGCGCTGGGCGTGTCGCCTGTGACAATGGCCGTGGTTATGCCTGTGCTTTCGATATCGGCGGCAACATCGTGCGCATGTTGAACCCCAGCGGTAAAGACTAGCCATTTCTTACGGTCCTTGCCCTTCTCTAATAATTCATTAACGCATGGGCTGGTAAGTTCGTGCGTGTTGATAACCTTCTCAAGCTCACCGGAAACATAATCGCCTTGGCGCACAGATACTTTAGCGGCTCTTGCGGCCTCATCCAGATTGATTGAAACGGGCGGGCATACAGGCTTAGCCCAATAGCCTTGCTCGATCATGTAGTCCATACCGATCTCATAGGCTATACCATCGAACAAAGCGCCCTTGCCGCTATCAAGTCTGCCTGTGTCCGCGCGAAACGGTGTTCCTGTGTAGCCAATCACTCGGCAATTTGGATTAAGCGCTAAGGCTGCATCAATGAATTTGCGATATTGTGTGCTGTCCTTATGGCTAATCAGATGGCACTCATCAACAATAATAATTTCAGGGGCGCGGTTAAAATCACCAATTTTCTTATTGATACTTTGGATGCTGGCAAAGGTAATATCATTATGCAGGCGCTTTTGGTTTAGACCAGCACAATAAAATCCGATATCAGCGCCGAAATATTGCTGCTCCAATTCTTCAAAGTTCTGCGTCAATAATTCCTTAACATGCGTTATCATGACAACGCGAGTGCGTGGGTACAGATCGTGCAGCTTGCGGATAAACTCGGCAATCATTAAGCTCTTGCCAGCCGCAACGGGAGCAACAACCAAAGGATGCCCCTTTTGTTCGAACAGATATTTAAACAGCGATTTTTCAGCCGCTTCTTGGTAAGGTCTTAATACTTTTGGCACGTTAAAATCTTTCCGTTTCTACTTTGATAACGGTAGGGAACCGCTTCATGTCTGCCATTTTTTTAGAGAATGCAGCGGAAGGGGTCTGATCTTTTTTTAATTTACTTGTGAAGGTTTCTGTTCTGCCTGATTTATAATGGACAACTGCTCTTATGTTTTCAAAATTTTCTTGGTTTTTCATAGCTATACATTCCTCTAAATCAAGCGTTTGTGAACAGCGATAGGGGGGGGGGTGATTGTTTCTTTTTCATCGGCCATGACATTCGTCTTTAAACGGGCAAAATTTGCACAAATAAAAATCAGGTTTATCATTCACGCGCATAGGCGGAGCGCTGGCATTAATAATTTTATACGCCTTATCGTTTAATTGCTCGGCATAAACAGGATCATAATTTGTTCGGCAACTATCATATTTACGTGCGCCTGCATAAGATATGGTGAGATAGTGCCGATCAATCTTCATATAGTGCATATTGATTTGGGCCTGCCCGTAATATTGGATGTTCCAATTCTTTAGAGTATTTTTTTCTCCGAAGCTGGCTTTTTTATTCTGGAAATCCGAAAACTTTTTATGGTCCTTGTCTTTATGTTCCCAAATATGTTGGGCTACAGGAGCTTGTAAAATCCCTTTAATTAATCCATCTACATGGCCTTTAAATTTTCCATCAAAGGCAGACCATCCATGCTGACCGCCAAGAGAATTAAGGACTGAAAGCTCGATACCTCGCACAGCGCTCAGGCGTTTGGCTGTGATATCCTCGGCATAATATCCGCTCTCGGCTGCCATAGTGCCGATAGCTTTATATTCGCTTGCTCGCTCTGGGAATTTATTAAACTTGTACCAGATTTTGCGGGCGCACTCATCCCCGATTTGCGAGGCTCCGAGATAGCCACGATCTTCATTCGGCTGCGTCTCGATCATGCGGAGCATAGCGTCTAAAGTCGGATCGTTAAGCTGGGGGATCATTACCATCTTCTTCCCTCAAGCTTTCCGGCTTCGTGCGCCGCCTTCATGCAATAGAATTTCTTTTCGTCTATCGGCATATTCGGAAGGTTCTTTTTAAGATGTTTCATTTTATCATCGTAAGCCGCATTCATGGCTTTGATTATGAATTTTTCTGATGCGCTCATTATGTGGTTTCCTTCTGTTCAATGGATAGCCGTTTGCACGGCTATCGGTTGAAAAGATTAAGCGGCGAATGGATTGGATGCAGGGGGGCTTACCGCGCCCGCTGGTTTCTTGATATCCTCAAACGGCACTTCTGACGAATGAGTGACCGGCAATCCGTTTGCAGGCAAAGGCAAGTATTTTTTGATAATACTTTTATCTTTTCCTGTCCGCTTCTCGCCTTTATCATCGGTCCAATCTTTACCGGCTTCCGTTGCCACTTCGATAATGAGCGGCTTATTGTGAAGCTGGTTACTGTCTTGAGGCGTTTGGTTCATGCCAACCGCTTCAGAGATACGGGCCAGAGTTTTATAGGCGATCTGCACAGCCGTATCATTCGGATTGATGATGTTCAAACGCTCGGTAAATTCGGTATGAGCGTACTGGCCTTGGGTAATAACGATATCAAGGGCCAGAAAATGACCATCCTTTTTGCTTGTCGGCTTCAATTCGCTGCCAACAATAATAGCTTGGTATTGACCAGCCGGAATGAGCGGCATAGCGCCGCCTGTATCTGGAAGATCGGCAGTATTATAGATTTTTGGTAAAGCAACCATTTTTAGTTTCCTTCTTTTTGAGTGTGGTTAGGTTTTAGTAATTTTGTTATGGATGGCCTCAAGGTCCGGCAATTCAAACGCTGCTAATGGGTTTGGCTTTCCGAATTGAGTGCGCACTCCGACTTGGTATTGATTGCAAGGATGGCATTGAATAAAGAATTCATCCTTCCCTGTCTCTGGGTTTTTAATCGCCCTTGTGGCTACTACCGCCGAGAAATTATAGGGCAATTGCGATTGCAATTTAGCCCAAGGAAGCGTAGCTCCGAAGATCACGCCGCCCGTAATTTCATCTTTGATATTGCCTTGCTGGCCGATAGCTACGATATTGCACGGCAACGCTTTAAAGCGTCCGATCACATCATAGTATTTGCGCTCAAATTCAGAATAGGCTGCGCGTCCGTCTTTAACTTTAGCAAAAGTTTCGTTAAAGATTTTTTGCATCAGATCGCTCATACTATCCAGATAGAGCCATTTAGGCGTTATCTTTTTGGTCTTGATGGCTTCCAGAATTTCAATAAATTCATCGTAGGATTGACAATCAACCTTATTGATATCTGCGCCGTACAAGCTATCAAGGTTGTTTTCGGTGTTCACAAGCAAAACCTCTTTAGCTGGCAACGTTGCCGCTAATAAAGTTTTACCTGTTTTAGTCGCGCCGAATACAAGATAGCTCTTATATTGGTTCGCTTCGTTTTTCGTGTTTGTGATTTGCATTTTAATTCTCCTGACTTCCAAATTTAATACCCAATGCTGCTTTAACAGAATTTTGAGTAGCTTCTCGGCCAATCCTGATACCATCATCTTGGATTTCTTTTGTTTTCGCTCTGATAAGAGGCGCTATTTTTTTCATTTCTTCATAAAATAACGTTCTAGCTGGTTCAGAGGTTGGGTAAGGATTATAGTGCTTATCAGTACCAGCTTTTAGGCATATTTCGATACCTTGCTCTCTAAACATTTTTTCAACCAAATCCAATATCATTGGATACAGAAAATCATATTCGTAAAAATGACCTGTTTCCATTTTTATTTTCTCTCATAAGTTACAACAGGAGCGCTCGGCTCGACACTACGGGCCGGAACAAATTCCGCTTGGATAGCATCAGGAAACTTTTTAAATTCAGTTTCCGATACTGACAGTTTGACCTTGATAAATTCTTCAGGATCACGGCCAGCCGCTTTGATTTTATCCATGACCTTCCGAAGCTCAGCCTCATCCCATTTGACCTTCTTCGATACAACCACTTTGATTTTATTAAGGGCGGTTTCGATGTTGGCCGTACCACAGCCATAATCTTTGCCGCATAGCTGCTCGGTTGCCAGTTTAGCGGCTTCCAGATCAAACTTAGCTTGCGCTTCCCGCTTCTTCTGGTTCAGCTCGAACAATGGCGCTGCGATAGTTTGGTTAAGAGCGTGAATTTCTGAATTCAAACCCTCTAATTCGTTAATAAGATCGTCAATCATTGTGGTTTTCCTCTTAAGTTAAATGTTATACGTTTCGTTATACGCTTAATTCGTTCTCACTGTCAACAATCATTTCAAAATTATTTTTTATTTCCTCATCTGACATAACGAACATAGTGTTATGGCTATTCAAACAGACCCAGCTATCGGTATAGGCTTTATGCTCACCGCCTTTAGTTTCCACTAATATAAATTGTTCCTTGCTGTTAATAACAACAAAGGTTTTGCCTATCTTCATGGCCTCCATAAACCAATCAGGATATTCCTGCTTAAGATCGGCCTTGAATTGGAAGGCTTCGATAGTATGCGGCTTTGATCTAAATTTCATTTTTAAATTCCTTTATGGTTATAACGATACGGGGATTTTCTTTATCAATGCCGCGATTGATCCACTGCTCACCAACCACGATATTCATATTATCGTCCTCGATAACTTTTTGAGATACCAGATAATCAAGAACAACCTTTAAAAGATTATTACCGTCACGGCTACGCTTATCGGGCTGATAAATTTCATAACTGATCGTCACTTGTCCGCTCACTTTATCAAAAATCTCGGGGCATTTATTAAGCCATTCTTTATAGCGCTTGGTCTTAACGCGCCCTTTTCCGGCAACATTGCTATAGGCCGCATTTAAGGATGGCGGGAATGGTAAAAATATAATTGCCTTAAAGCCTTTTGTTTCTTTTATGATTTTATCAGCAAATTCTTTTAATTCTTTATTTTTCATTTTAAAGCTCTCCATAATATAGTGGGCCTGCCGCCGTTTGGATGCACATAAGGTTCATCTCCTGCAAGGTCCGCATCCTTAAGGCTCTGCATAATCTCTTTAAGATCCTTCGGCTTGTGCTGGCTGTATGGCGGAACCTTTTGCATCTGCGCCCAAGTTATCCCGTTCACTCCGCGCCCGCGCAGATCGTTCAAAATTTCCTTTTTCTGGTGTTCGAAGTCGGAATGTGAAACAGAGATTTTAAGCTTATCAATCGTCTTTTCGAGGCAATGCTTGATGTATTCAACGCCCCATTGCATGTGACGCAGCTCAATTTCGGTTGCCTTGGCGTTTTCGGATAGAGCGCAGATCAAGGAAATTTTCATAGCCATTTCGTTAGAGCGCCCGATAAGCTCATCCATGCCGAATTTTTCTAGGTACAATCCTTTTTCGATTAAATATTCCTGAAATTGCTCTTGGCATTCGTTTGCGTCATTCGTGAATTCCAAAACAATGGCCTCGGCTGGGTCGGCTGCCGTATGGATTTTATCGGATCTTGCCGATACGTCATTAATCCAGCGCACAATCCTATCAGGAACCGCAACAGCTGGTTTATGCCGGCGCACTGTTCTTTGTGCATCTGATATGGATATGATGAAGCGGTTCATAAATCCGTCTTTGATCGCGCCCATGTCGATAGTATTAAAGAAGGTGTCGGGTGTGGTCATGGCAATCAGGCTGATTGCAGGATTGTGAATTTGACGGTTTTTGATTGCATCAGCCGCATCCTTTTTAAGTGTCATACTCGAATAGGATGGCGGGCGCATAATCGAATGGCCGCGCCCTATAGCTTCCATCAATTTTGTATTGGCTTCGCGCTGGTGGTTGTTGCCCGCTTTAAGGTTGTTGCCCGCTTCGAGATAGCGCCCGAACTCATCAATGATGGTAAGGTGTCTCGGTCTGTCCAGCAAAGTAGAGAAAACTGCCCCGCCGCTGGTATACCCATCACCAGCGATAAGATGCAACGAATTGGCCTGCAATAAGATTGTTTCGATAACCGTTCTGGCATGTTCTTTCCCCGTTCCTGATTTTCCGATATTGAGCAAATAAAGAGAGCTGTAATTTTCAAGTGATGATTTATAGGCACGGGCTAGGACTATGGAACAAAGCCCGAGCGCGGTTTGAATTGCAAAGCCGTGCTGCACATTGCCGCTTGTGGCGTGGTAATAATCTATAAGATCGCTGAGAACCCCTGCCGGTGCAGCAACGCTATCGGCGCTGTTTCGCTCTTTGGGCTCGTATGTTTCAAGTCGCTTTGGATTGAAAAATCGGGTGAGCTGTTCGATGCCTTGGGCTTGGTGCTGGTCATTGAAGTCGATAAACCCTTGCGGAAATACACATTCGATGCCAAGTCCTTCAGATGCTTGCTCAGCTTTGGAGCGACCAGCATTTCCTGTGCTAAGTACATCATCATCTCCGGCGATAATAATTCGAGCGTGGGAATGATTGGCTTTAACCGTGCCTGCGACTTCGTAAAGATTTCCGGCGTTAAAGGCGATATAGACCGTCTTTCCTGTTGCTTCATGTACACTTGCTCCTGTTGCATAACCTTCCGTTATGTAGATAATATCACTCTGGCCTTCGATTACAAAATAGCCGCCTTTGATTTTTCCGCCTGTCAAAAATCGCTTTTCGCCTGATCCATCAATAAATTGTAGTGAGACAATCTGATTATCAACGGCCACGGGAATAATCAAACGGTTATCTTTTGCAAGCTTTACACCGTGCGCGGCTTTTACGCCTTTAAGCTTCAAATAGGCATGTATATCCGTGGCTTGGGGCTGCGCGGTCCATATCTCATACGCCCGCTTTGCCGCTTGCGTGTGCTTTTCGATTTGTTCGCGCTCGTACTCCGCCTTTATCTTTTCTCTGGCCGCATAATAGTGCGCGCGCTCGGCTGGCTGCATCTGGTGGGATGCTCTTGAACACCAATCTTTTTGAAAGCCGGCTTTCCAATCGCCATAGCTGGCTATGCCGATCACATGGCCGCTTGACGCGCTATCTTCAATTTCCTGATAATACGACCAGCCCGAGGCTTTGCCGCGCTTATCTTCCGGACCATCAAAGCGCATAATATGACCAATGCTTAAAACTTTGGGCGGATGGAAACCCTCGGATGCGAGAAGATTTAAAAAGGCGGTGCGCGGATCTGCGCAGATGATAGGCTGCATTGCCCTTGCTGCGTCAATTCCGGCTTTGAAAGGTAATAAGCTGACCATTAAAATTTTCCCCTTGTTCCTCTTGTGTAGTAAATGGCGGGCCGCCGAGGAAATAGCGCAAGAGGAATGATCAATTCCTACCCGCCGAATTTGGATTGTTCGCTAAATTGAAAGAAACGTCAAACGATTTTTTAAAAACCCTCCCACCGTTTAAGGCGAGAGGGCTTCTCTAAGTAACCTACAGATTTTTTATATCTTTATTTGCCCATATAGAACCTCCCTTAGCGTTTGTTCACTATTGAACCCCTACAAAATAATAATACAGATTGGCTATAAATGCACCGAGTAGCACGTTTGCCAGAAAGAACAAACAAACACCCACAACAAAAGCCTGATTGCATCCAGCTTGAACCTCGGCCAAATTATCGTCAATTTCGGATTTTAAAATATATTTCTTTACCATGTTCCATGCTCCTTTTTGTCGCCTTGATAATATTCGTACTCAACAACATCTTTGATCCGGTCAAGAATAATCATCTCCCCTTTATCATCATATTCAAACCTGATTAAATCAACGGGCTCCGAATGATCGCCGCGCTCACCGCTTTCAAAGCTTTCAAAATAATTATCTTGTGCCGTTTGCAATGCATCTTGTCGGCTTTTAAACTCGGCATCATAAATTTCCTTTCCATCAATTTGATAGGTCCAGAATGTCTTTTGAATATTAGGATTTGGTAAATCACTAATTGTCTGAATATCACTGACAATTGCCGTAATAAAAGGAACCGAGCCGGTTTGTAGGCCCATGATATCAGCCCTGAGCAATGTTACTTGCTTTTGGATCTTGCCGGCTAAGCTGTATTCGCCATACCCCGCCTTTTTAAGCACGGATAGGCCACGCTCAAAATGATCCTTGGCGTACATCAGCTCGTT